GCCAATACCATTGTATCACGATGAGCCAAGATAGCTGCTTTGATGTCGCCACCGCTAGAAGCAGTATTCTCAGAATCAGTTTCAATGATTGGAGCATTGCTGGTTACATAGATGTCGATGCCATAGAGCTGACCGATCTGACCGTTGTTTACACCACGACCATCAACGAAATCAGAGCTATTGTAACGATCAATACCCATGATAGCTGCACGTAGTGATGGAGGAACAGCGAAGAAACGACCATCCATTGGAGTATCAGCATCGTCCATGAGCTTGATCAAGGCACGAAAGCCAGCGTCAGTGAATACGTCAGCAGGAACTACAGTGTCATCAGCGTAAGCTGTGAGACCAGTAGAAGCGTCAATGTAATAGCTGTTGCTGTGTGTCCAGTCTGTGCTACCATTACCAAAGGTCTTGCCTAAGCCAAACAATGTGTCATCAACCTTCTTAGCCAAAGCATAGCCAGCGTCGTCAGTGTAGAAACGACGTAGGGAAGCCAAAGCCTGAACTTCGACGATGTCCTCAATGAAACGTGAGTACTCGAAGTGCTGGTCAATAGAGACTAATACTTCGGTCTCTGTGTCAGCTTGGATGGTAACTGTAGTGTTAGCTGCTTTAGCTGTTGCAACACCACGTGTTGGCTTAGGAATATGGAGCGTATCGCCCTTCTTACCTTTCATGGTCATTTTATTGACCAGGTTTGCCAATACTAGGTTCTTCTGATATGCAGCGATTACTTCATCAGACCAGATTTCTGGAATGAATTTATCTGCTGCTGTTTTGTTTACGATGGATGTTGATCCACCTGGGTATGCGACTGCTGCCATTTTAAATCTCCTAAAATTAAATTAAATTAACGTACCCGACCTTCTGAGTAAGCTTGTAGAATATCTTCTGCCATGCTTTCATATCTGGCTGGGTCTTGCATTCTTAAGCGAATAAGATCTGCACGACGATAAACAGGTTTTGTTGACTCTCCAGTGCCGCCTTGTTGGACAGCAGCAGTTTTAAGGTTCTTACTTCTAGTTTCAGCATCTACTTTCTTAAGAGATTCATCAGCAGCTTTAACTGTTTCTTGCTGTTGTTGTTTGATATTACGTAGAGACTTGTAAGTATCTAGTAACTCTAACGCTGAATCTACATCGTAGTCTGACGCTTGTTCGTATAACCTTGTGCGTATCTTAGAAGATGTCACCCATTGCTGGAAATCATCACTCTGTGCTACGCTTACAAAATCAGGATGTGCCTTCTCAATTGTCTGCAGTGCTACGAGCTGAGCCTGTTTAGCTTGCTCCTCTTGCATCTTCTTAAGAACAGGATTATTTTCTACAGCCTGTTTTACTGCTTTTTCAGGGTCTTCAAACCAATCAATCTCTTGTGCTTTACTTGGCTGTGTGTCGTGCTTCGATTCGAGTTGTTGCTTTAGAAGTGAGTCAGCTAACTTACGTACTTCTCCAACTTCTTGTGCCTGTCGTCCGATTAACTTCTCGGCTTCTTGATGCATCTTGATAATCTCGTCTAGAGCTTTACCACGATACTTCTCAGGTAGTTCAGGAGTAGCCTCTTCAGGTTGTGCTGTAGTTTGTTCTACAGCGTCTGGGGTTGTACTATCTGGTTGTGTTGGATCAGTGTACTTCTCGTCAGTTACTTCTTCTTGCAGTTCGATAAAATTAGCAGCCATGTATATTCTCCTGTCGCAATGCGATTTTAGGACATTTAAAAAATAGCTCGGTGGTCAAGAGTCCATTTACGAGCCGTGATTTGCTTTTGTTTTTCTTTCCAATGCCAGCTTCTCAGCTCTCATCTTTGCCCATCGTGCCGTAGCACTAGGGAAATCTCCACTGATTGGATCTAAACCCAACCTAGGAGAGGAAAGAATGCGAGTAGCAATCTCGCCACACTTACCACACTGAACTTCTTTTGTGTCTACATCGACGAAGGCTTCGGTGATATGCGAATTCTTACATTCAAATTCAAACAGTCGTCTTGGCATTGTCTTCTTCCTGCTGAAGCTGCTCATATACTTCTTCGCTAGACTGTTTTAAGTTCTTGATCCACGTCATGATAGAGACTTCGCCCTTTCTGAAGTGGAGTTGCTCTACAGTTTCTACACCTTTGACGGTGTCTGTAGAGCTAAGCATTAAATCTATGTCTTCTAACAGATCCTGCCACCCTGGGGTAGCCATCATGCTGAATCTGTTTTCGTAATAATTTTGTAATTCTCTATTCATACTCTTTTTCCTTGACAAGGAGAGTTTATTGTGGTATTATAGTATATATTATACCATATTTATTGTAAATTGTCAAGTCCTTTTGTCATTTTTCCCATACTTTGTATCTCAGCGATACGCTCGTTGGACTTAATATCCTCTACTTTTATGAGTCTATCAGCGATTTTCATACGTTGCTCGAACTCATTTGCCATAGGATCAGCAGTATTCTTAGAAGCTGCGGCGATTACCTTAGCCTGAGCCTCAACAGGTACAGCCTGAGCCTGAGCACCAGCTTTCTGAGCCTCTGCAAGGGCTTTAGCAGCCTCTGCTTGAGTCTTCTGTAGCTCTGCCTCAGCCGTAGCCATAGCAATCTGTTGCATTTGCTGTTGCATTGGGTCAGGTTGGCTCATTTGCTGGAGCGTAGAAATAATTTCTTCACGGTTTGCAATGCTAGAACCTTGGATTACACCTTGTAAAAGCACTGGGATTATAGGAGATTGACCTCCTAAGGTGGACATTAAACCCATCATTTGCTGTTGTTCGTATTCACGAGCTACCATTCCTAGGGTAGATACAGGTAAGAACACAAAGTCCTTAACAGGATAACGCTCTGGGTCAAACTGCATGAATCTGTAGGCAGACTTAGTAATGAAAGGGATTAAGAAGTCTTCTTGGAAGTTAATCAAGGTACGCTTGTTCTTCTTCATCAAGCCTGATAGAGCCATTGATAAGCCAGCACCTGAAGCTTCCCCAGCAGCTACTTGGCTAGGCATAGCAGCAGCATCCATTGTTCCTGTAGCTTGGAGGAGCATTGATTGGAAAGTCTGAGCAGTACCCATGTTTAGAGGATCAGTGTTGCCAAACTTGAATGGCATCATGATCTCGTTAGGATTACCGTTGACTAAGAGATTCTTTCCTGGACGTACGTCATACTTAGCACCACGAGGTAGACGTGTAGCATCCATCGCCATCATCGGAGCAGTGGTCAAAGCAAGGCTATCTAAGTGAGCACGAATCTGTGCGTCGATAGCTTTCTGCATATTGTAGCCCTTCTCAGCAGTGCCACGACCCCAGAAACGACCAGGCATCGAGTCAGCTTGATAGGAGACAATAGGACGATCCTTCATCATATAAGGATTCTCTTCAGCTTTTAAGAGCCACTGATCGTCAGCTACGACAACAAGAGCTTCTACCATATCTTGGTAGTCTTCAGCCATTGATCCCTCAGGGAACAGATCTACTACTTCTTCTCCGTCTTGCTTCTTTAATTCTTCTAAGTAGCTCTTAGGAACAAGACCATAGTATCGAAGGACTCTTACTTTATCATCCTGCTTAGGAGACATCTCTTGGACAGGCTCTAAGTCCATGTCGTTGTAGCTAGGAGTGATCGATACCTTACGATACGTACCATCGACCATGCCTTGGACAATCTTGAAGTACGGCATGTATTCTTCAATAGCTACACCTAAAGCTGACTCTACGTCACGAGCGTTAGGATCAACTAGGAAGTTACGAGGATTGATAGGGTTTAGACCTACCATAAACTTCTTTTGTTCTTTCACACCAATCGCTGCCATAGCACTTCCAGGGATAGGCTGGGTAGCAGGAGACATTACAGTCTTCTCTTCTACTACAATCTCTCCGATACCTGTACCATATAATTCTCCTAAGAGAATCACATCATCAATTGCTTTCTTAATCCTAGAGAACTTAAAGTCCTCATGCATCTGTTGACGTACTAAGGCAATATCTTGTTGGTCAGGATCAAGGCGATCATCAACAATGTCAAAGAACTCACCACGACCAAACACAGCTTCAGATATTTCAGCTTGCTTACCTTCGATAGCTTGCTGGAGGGCGGGAGTAATAAGACGAGATCTCTCGGACTCACGAGTCTTGTCAGCCCCATCCCAGATTCCTCTCCAAAGTCTTTCATACTCTTCCCATTTGTCTAGATAGTTTACATCTCTGTGATCTCTCCAACGATTGCAGTGATCAACAATAAATGAAACTAACTCACGATCAGCTTCAGTAACTGTATCTTCTTTGAACTCAGCCATTCTTAGTCTTCCTCAGTGGTGTCATCAATCGATGATTTGAATAGGTCTTCAAACTCAACCTCAACAACTTCTACTGCTGGCATAAAGATCTTATCGTCTTTAAGTCCTTCTTCCTTCGCAGCAGTGATAATCTTCATTAGACAGTCACCGCTTAGGTAGTTCATCTCTTCTTTGATTACTTCCCATACTGCTGGGTTCTTGCTAAGTTCCTCAAAATTTAAAGGGACATAGTCGTTTTCATATTCTTTATCGTACATATCTTTCCTTAGTAGCCAGCAATGAAATCGGTTGGTTCATAATCTTCTTCTTCGTCATCTGTAAAGTATGACGTTACAGCTAACTGATCGATGTAACTTAGGGCATCCACTAAGTCATCATGTACCTGAGCAGTAGGAAACATTAGGAGCTGGTCTACAAACTCTCTCCAGTCTTCCTCTTCATTTAGTGTTACCTTACTGTGCTCGAAGCGTCCTTGTAGTGCCCAGACCACTCGTTCAGTCTTTTGTTTACCACCATGCGTTAAATCTTGTATACTAGCGTAGACGTTGTTTGCTCTCATTAGATCACTGAGATAGGGTAACACAGCGTTACGTACTGTTCCTCTCTCCATCCCAACACCTACTGGTTGAAACTCTCTGATGTTCTTTAGAATCCTAGCTGCAGCATCCTTAACATCCCAGCGTCCATGCTCAATTTTTTTTACAAACCATTCACCATCCTCTGTTACTTTTACTACAGCGATAGCTGATTCGTCTAGTTTCTTTTGTCTTGCAGAAGAGTAGTTAACATTGGTAAAACCTGCTAAGTCTATTGCAATATAATAAACACCATCGCTAGGCTCTTCTCCATACTTTATCCACTGTTCTTTGAATAAGTCTGTTCCAGCGTTATCGAAGCTTGCTTCGTATTCCTGTTTAAAACTAAATGACGATAAAGTCTTTTTAGCTCCTTCAATCTCTTTCGGATCAATGAGCGGGTTATCTTTCGTTGTAAAGTGCCAGCTTTTCCACTCTTGATCCTCT